TTGCAACGCAGGCAACAAGATCACCACTACTGGTAGATTTTGTGATCAGATCATCGCCGTTGATGAGACAACGATGACGACTCCATTCCTTGAAGCCGATTTTACCCTCGATCAGGAGGTCCGTAAGGGCCAGATCTACGACGGTTTTATTGATCAAGCACAATAATGGAAAGCTCATCGGGCTCCCCATCGGCTGACCTGAGTGGGCGTATTCGTGATCTAGTCTTAAACTAGATAAGACACGCATACACCGCACCTCGTCTTCTGACAACCCCTCTCCTTTGTCAATTAATATTTCGACAGCTCGCCGGACGTACGCTGTCTTAATTTTGTCTGTGGCACTCTCATAATCGAACGAGTGCCACGTCTTCCCTTCTGTCCCTTCAGACAGATGGCGAAGCCTCTCATCGGTTGGGCTACCGACAAGAAGCCAGTTCCTTCTCTTCAGAAAAGCGTAGAGAGAGGTGTGAAGAGGGGTAAGGACCCTCACATTGTGTTCTGAATACAATGTGACGATTCTCGGCTTACCCGAGGAATGGACGAGCTCCACTTTGACTGATTCGTCAAATGGCTCGGAGTTCCAATTCCCTCCATCTCTACGGCCACTATACATCGTGGCATGCCCATTCGGAACGTATGGGCTTTTTCTTTTGTTCCAACCCCTCTCGACGTTGCCCGCAAAGGCACGCGAGAACTCAGCCAGGTCTGAGTCGTTGACGGGGGTTTCTGTCAACCTTTCCTTTTTCCATTTTTCTATTTTATCGATTTCCTGGTCTTGACAGAAATCGCATGGTTGGGACTCCACCTTCATGGATGTCTTAATAGAAAGTTCTTGGACAAGAGTAAGTCTAGAACTGTATATTGACCGTGTGATTCTCCGAAGAGAACCACAGACAAAAGAGTTATGGTCAGGTACCGGTATAACCGGCTGCAAAGACTGCTCCACTCCGAGGAGCTTCACAATCTTTTTGCACTTCCTTCTCAGGAGGTGCCCACGCGTGCATTTCGTGGGCGCGACTCTCTCTTTTATCGGTTTGGCATCTGTATGGTCTAAACCATACAGAATCGAGTAGGGATTCTTACGGGGGTCCTTGCAGGCGCAAAGATATGCCGAATCGGAGCATAAAGAAGAGATGTCGTGCTTGCGTTTAAAGTGACGACGACAGTCACTATTCCTTTTGTCTGCGGAGGGGAGGGTGTCTTTAGGGGTTGGGAATTGAGGCTTACCTCCATCCAGCCA